AGAATCGGTGTAGCATCGAGAAAGGAAAAGAAATTATTTCAGAGTTGTCATATTCTTCATAAGAAGGGCAAGTATTATATCGTACACTTTAAAGAGTTGTTTGCGTTGGATGGAAAGCACGCGAACCTAACTTCTAACGATGTAGAACGTCGCAATAGAATTACTAAACTACTATCCGACTGGGGACTTGTAGATGTTGTTGATGAAGAACTTGGTGAACTTGCACCGTTAAATCAGATTAAGGTTATCTCTTACAAGGACAAGGGTGAATGGATTTTAGAGTCGAAATATAATATCGGTAAGAAACGTCAGGTCGCAGAGTAGATATATATAGTAGTCCTTCACAGTGACTATGGCAGACGAAAAGAAACAACCTCCTAAATCCGAAGAGAAACCAAAAGGTTTCTTCGGTCGCTTAAAGGAAGCATCAGAAGATAAGGAAGAACAACTCGCGATACTATCAACGTTCGTGAGACTTGGGATTCTGGTTTGGTCTGGTGGAATTCTGACGTTAGCGTACGTTGACTTGCCAAAGGCACTCAACTTCCCCGAGCAAGATCTCGATCCAACTTTCATAGCTTCGGTCTTCACTGGAGTTTTAGCTACTTTTGGCGTTCAGACTGCCAAGAAGAATAACGGTGCTGCTACTGGTGGTGGCAGTGGGATAACAAAGGCAGATATGGAAAGACTAATTGAGGCAGCGTCACAGACTGCTCCTGCACAAGTCATCCGTGTCGAACAAGCACCTTTGAAAATAACTACCGAAACTGATCCTAAAAAGTATGAGATGTAATTATGCAAAAAGTAATTAACGGACTTGTTGTAGTTAACTTTGTTTTCGCTGGTGTTCTTACTGGCGTTTTCGTTTATGGTTACGTCAACAGAGATAAAGTTGCAGAACAGGCAAGAGAAAGACTAACCAATTTGGTTGTCGAAGCAGTAGGTGGTATCGTTCCTGGAATGATGGACGATATGATTCCTGATGTTAGTGGTCCTGCGATGCCCCCAATTAAACCAACTATCCCAGGAATGTAATGAAATGGTTCGCTGTTAGTGCAGGTGTATTATTCGGTGTAGCACACATCGGAATGATCGGTCTGATTGCAAACAAACAAACACTTCCAACATTGAATCCTCCAGTAGGACCCTATAGTTCTTATGATGCATCTGTATCAGAAGATGGTTATCGGATTATCTACAAAGGTAATGATCCAAAAGTGATGAGTAAAGATACATACATTGACAAAGAGAATGGATTCTTTGGTATTGGTGGTAACACTAATATTAGAAAGTCAAATCAATATACTATGGATGGTAATCTCCATTTAGGAGGTGGTTCCGCTGACGGAATGGGAAAGTTATCTGCCAAGAAACTAGAGTGTATCAAGGCGGAAGGTGGTGGAGAACAGACAGGTGCCGTGGTAGGCGCTAGTGTCGGTGCCGCTGCTGCTCCTGCCCTATCAGGTGTACCGTTTATTGGTCCAATCCTAGCAGGTGGTGTTGCTCTATTTGGTGGTAATAAAGGTGCAGACATTGGTGGAGAGATTGCTCTCAGTATGAATGACTGCGAAGAGGAAATGACTGAATGATCGGTCCTTTCCTCAAAAAGTTAATTAAGTATTACCTTGAGAAACTTTTGATGTGGTTGAGACTGCTAAAATTTAATCTCGAACTCGACTCAGAGATCGATGAGTATCACAAAGCACTAGATAAAAGAGATGAAGAACGTAACTTACCTAGAGTAATCGAAGAAGGAGTCTTCGGTGAAGACGGTTGGTCTATTTCTATAAGTTCAGATTATGACAGAGATTCCACAGATCGGAGTACGGAAACTAGAGATACCTGAGGTTCAGACTTACGACTGGATCAATAGTATGCCTCAAGCAATCCCTATCTACCCACCCGTTACTACACAGGTGGGAGTACCGATTGTTGATATGCCTGGGTGTGTAGAGGCACATCCATCTGATGATGGTAAGAATAGTAACTTAGTTGCTGACGATGATAGCGGAGCAAGAATATATTGTGATGCAGGTATGCCATCCTTTAATGCGATGGACTACAACAAGGATGATCTAAAGTTTGAGGCACCTCCTATAGTGCCACCTAAGTTTGAGAATGAACAACCAGATCTGACTGTACCAGATACAAAGGTACCAGACATCCCTAGTACAGAATGTCCTACTAGGACACAAGAATTAAAAAACCCCATAGGAAAGATCCTACAGGGTAATAAGAAGATAGTTTCGTACGAACTTGTTGGTAAAGAATGTATTGAGGTTACTGAACCTTTGACTGTGACTCAGCAGATAACAGAGAACATTCCCAATGCAGGACTAATAGTTACTACTGGTTCAATTGCCGCTGTTGCTGCCACGTCTGCACTGCTCGCAAAACCGATTGTCGATCTTCTTTTGAAAGTGGTGAAACCTGTTGTGAAGAAGACGATAACGAAGATTTCGGTTGCTCTCGGAAAGACTCCACGTCTCCAATCTCAAAGGGACCGCCAAGATCATCAGCGGATGAGGACACGGGCACTTCGCGAACTTCGGAAGATGAAGAAGAGGTAGATTTTTGTTCTACTTGATGTACGTGTGGTTTGATATATGACACGTTGTTCACCATAACGTCGGCACATATGGCATAATAAGGTGACTTAGGGTGGAAGGTGATTCCCTTCTGAATCAATTCACCACAATTTTTTAATCTCGCGATCTCAAAGTCTAATCTTTTATTGGCAGTGAGTTGTTGCTGCAATGATATTTGTGTTGCTGCTGCTTCCTTACATTGCTTTTGTGCTTTCTTATCTAATGGTATAGACCAAGTGGCACTTACACCTAGTGATAGGTTATATGTATCCTTCTGTCCAGTTCTTACTGGAACTTTATATAAAATATTTCCTGGATTATCGGGCACTCCGTCTCCTGTAACTGCACCATTTACATCAGTAGCACCTTCTTGATCACGCATATCATATACATTATCCCACCATTGATCTTCCCAAGGTTTCTGTCCAGATGCACTACCTGTAGCAAACGGTGTTATGTTAAGTGTACTACCTTGACATTGAATACCACCCCCATAAGTATTAGTAATATATGGTCCTTGTAAAACCTGAATTGCCTGATTGGTCACTGAGCCTGAACTATTCGCGATTGGAGATGCAGTAGCAGACACACCACCAATATCAGATGCGTGTGCTATCTGTGGTGCAAGTAGTGCAAAGGCAAGACCTATTGTTGGAAGATACTTGTTGTGTCTGTGACGCTTGTAACCTCCGTCACCCTTTGAATAATTGTCTGATTTTGGAGTCCTGGTCCAGAGTAAGTTTCTGTGAACTGGAATGCATTGCCCACTTGATTTTGGGTCCAGTTTGGTTTTTGATTTACGTTTAATCCTGTCCATTTTGAAGTCACACCATCAATAGTTTGAGATTGTTCACTTACGCCTGGTGTCATAGATCCACCATCGTGTTTTACGTTTGTGCCATTTACCGAATAAACCCAACCAGTAGCGTAGTCCATAGAATTTATGGTCTCAGTTACCTTAGAAGTCGTTTCCGTGTGGGAGGTCATCGATCCTTGAGTGAAATTAGGCACCACAGGTACTGCTATCACTGGAGTTCCAGCGAATGATAGTAGTACCATTGTAGCAACTATTCTTTTCATTTATCGGATGGTGACTTCGCTGACAAATTGTCCCACAGCATTCGTACCTGCCCCGCCCGCTGTCAATCCGACAGTTGAACTGGAATCAATAGTACCAGCAAGGGATCCTGCAGTACCAGCAGCAGTTGATGTCTGGTTACTGAAGTTATGTACTGCACCAGTAGAAGGTGCACCAGAACCTAAAGCGTCACCTTGATAGAATGACTGAGTGAAGCTGAAGGATTCTCCTGCAGTTGCCTGAGTTGCTGACAACGTAGGAATCGCTCCAACTCCTGATGCGACTGTAAGACTACCAATAGATGCTGTAGCACTACCACCAGAAGGTGTGTACTGTGTGGTCACATTGTTTCCACTAACACTATAAGTGGAACCAACACGTTGAACATTGGTTGCCGCTGCATCAACTGTGAGTTGCACTGAAGAAGATAGTTTATGTGTAACATCGGCATATGCAGGTGCCGTCATCAAAGTCATTACGAAAAGCATCGCTGCTCTTTTCATCTTTTTAAATGGGTAATTAATACATCTAGCCTATTTAGCGTCGAGAAAACTGTACAGATGATACCGTTTTAACCGTACCTGTGATCCACTGCTATGACTATAAATAATTGTGTCGCCTTCGGGGACAACACCAAAACTCTCGCTTTAAGGAGCAGTACAAATGAATCAATTCACATCTAGTGATCTAGATAAAATC